AGCCGATGATAAAGACGACGATTATTCAATGCCTAGATCCAAAAGAGAAAAAGAACAAGCAAAAAACTCTGCTACTAATGAGTTTACGCCAGATAAAGTATATAAGGCTATGATGAAAAGAGTTAAAGCAGAAGAATCAAAGCCTGACTTTTTAGATTTAGATGGTGACGGCGATAAAGAAGAGTCAATGAAGAAAGCCGCAAAAGATAAAAAGAAGAAAGACGAAGGCAGAATAGAAGATACTTTTGGAACTAAAACAATTGATAAACACGATAAGCCTAAAAAGGAAAAGAAAAAAGTTGAAGAAGGCTTTGGCAAATTATCAGGTTCAAGAAAAACAAGTTACCAACCATTAGACCAAGACGTTAAAATTGTCGTGAGACACAAGAAAGAAGTAGACGAAGACGTCAAAGGATCTAGAAGCAGAAACATCAGCAAGATTTTTATAGAACGTGCTGGAGAAAGATTTAAGTTTCCAGTAAATTCAATGATAGGTGCTAGAGCAATGGCACGTCATATGAGTAATGGCGGAGAAGTCCACGACACAATAGGCGAGCAAATTGTAGAAATGACTGGCAACCTATCCACAGTAAGACAATTTTTAAATGCTGTAAAGAGCAAAAACTTAATGAACGAAGAAAACGAAGAGTATGTAAAACTTGCAGTTGAAAATTTAAGTAACAGCAGAGACATACTTAAATCTTTAGCAGGTGCAAAAACATACACCAGAGCAATAAGTGAACTTGCAGTATTTTCACAAAACGAAATCATAGAAGAAGACAACGAAGACCTAATGAATTATTTCAAAGAGACATTCGTTGACTCTAGAATAGAAAGTGTATTAGGTACACTTAATAAATTTAATAAACAAAAACAAAATTTTGAAAGCAGAGTAAATGAAGAACTAGATACAACTGCTATTTCAAAAAGTTTCTTTAGAACACTTAATCCAGAATCCAATCTTACAGAATGGTTAACTGAAATGACTAGTATGGTACAAGGCGATAGTCTAAAATACTTACTACTCAATAGTGTTAGAAAGATTAAAAATAATGTATCTTTAAGCGAATTTGAAACAAACACAATCAAAAAAATTATGTCTGGACAAGGTTCGCAGATAAATGAAAGTATAAATGAAAGTAAAGAATTTACCGATTTTATAGAAGATTTGACTAAAGATATATAAATAATACTGTTAGATAATTAAAAACTTTTTTAAAAAATAGGTTGACATTTATCTATCTTGGCAATATAATTAAGGCAACAGTATGGAAAGTTTCCATACAAACAAGGCAAAATAGGAGAAAAATATTATGGCAACATTGGCTGAAATAAGACAAAAGTTAGCATCGATGGAATCAAAACCAGGCGGTAGCAACTCACAAATGGACAACGCAGTATATCCGTTCTGGAATATCGCAGAAGGTCAGTCCACAACACTAAGATTTTTACCTGACAATGACCCGGACAACATTTTGTTCTGGACAGAAAGGTTAATGATTAGATTACCATTCCCTGGTATAAAAGGAGGAGACTCCAGACCCGTTATCGTACAAGTACCGTGCGTAGAAATGTATGGTGGACAATGTCCAGTACTACAGGAAGTTAGACCTTGGTTCAAAGATCCAAGTCTAGAAGATATGGGTAGAAAGTATTGGAAAAAGAAAAGTTATATCTTTCAAGGATTTGTGAAAGAAGATGCTTTACAAGAAGATACTAAACCAGAGAATCCAATTAGAAGATTTATTATTGGACCACAGATATTTAATATTATCAAAGGTGCACTAATGGATCCAGATATGGAAAACATTCCAACAGATTATGTAAATGGAACAGACTTCCGTTTATCAAAAACAACCAAAGGTCAATATGCAGACTACAGTACTTCTAAATGGGCAAGAAAAGAATCTGCTCTAACAGAAGAAGAACTATCTGCTGTTGATACACACGGTTTACACGATTTAAAATCGTTCTTACCTAAGCAACCAGGAGACCAAGAACTACAAGTTATCAAGGAAATGTTTGAGGCAAGTGTTAATGGAGAACTATACGATCCAGAGAGATGGGGTAGTTTTTACAAGCCAGCAGGAATGCAATTGAATACAACTAGTGTTCAAACTGCATCAGCACCTGCACAGGCTCCAGCACCTGCACCAGCAACTCCTACAACAAGTTCATCTACTAGCGAAGAATCCGTAGCCTCTGAAACTAGTAATGAAGCCGTAGTGCAAAGTGTATCTAATCCAACTCCAAGTACTCCAGTAGAGGAAAATGCTTCTGCCAGCAACGGCAACAGTTCTACTGAAGATATTTTGGCAATGATTAGAAACCGTTCTACTGAATCTTAAGGAGGTTGTGCAATGCAAAAACCTTTTGATTTAAGTAAATTTAGGACCAGTGTAACTAAAAGTATATCAGGCATTAGTGCTGGATTCCACGATCCACAAGATTGGATCAGTACGGGTAACTTTGCACTCAATTATCTTATCAGCGGGGATTTCAATAAAGGAATCCCTCTTGGTAAGGTGAGTGTTTTTGCTGGAGAGTCCGGCTCAGGTAAAAGTTTCTTATGCTCCGGAAGTTTGGTTCACCAAGCACAAAAGATGGGGTGTCAAGTAGTTTTATTTGATTCCGAGAATGCTCTAGATGAGGACTGGTTAAAAGCATTAGATGTTGATACATCACCTGAAAAATTATTAAGAATTAGTGTGTCTATGATTGATGACGTTGCTAAGACACTTGGTGATTTTTTGAAAGACTACAAATCAAACTATGGCGACTTAGAATATGAAGAGATGCCTAAACTTATATTTGTAATAGATAGTCTAGGTATGTTATTAACACCTACTGATGTAGCACAATTTGATAAGGGTGACCTAAAAGGCGACTTAGGTAGAAAACCTAAGGCTCTAACAGCATTGATTAGAAATACTGTTAACCAATTAGCACCTTATCCGATAGCACTTGTGGCAACTAACCACACTTATGCATCACAAGATATGTTTGATCCAGATGATAAAATATCAGGTGGTCAAGGCTTTATATATGCAAGTAGCATTGTTGTAGCACTTCAAAAGTTAAAACTAAAAGAAGATTTAGACGGCAACAAAGTTACTGAAGTTAAAGGTATTAGAGCGAAATGCAAAGTAATGAAGTCTCGTTACAGCAAACCGTTTGAACAAGTTCAATTGAAAATACCATATGACACAGGCTTAGAACCAATTAGTGGACTAGTAGATATCTTTGAAAGCAAAGAAATATTTACTAAAGTAGGAAATAAACTGCTTTATGTAAGTCCAGTAACAGGAGAAGAGCATAAGCATTTTAGAAAGCAATGGAACGATGCTGAAAAACTACAAATGGTAATGGATGAATGGGGAACTAACCCAAACAGAGATTATCATCCTTTAGAAGATAACTTTGATGATGTTGATGAGGAGACTTTAGATGGACAATCTACAACTACTGAGTGAAGTTTGGGATAGTGTTTCTATAAACATAGATGCCAAACTTAAAGTCGAAGCCGCTGAAAATCTTGTAAGAGTATTTGAAGAAAATGGAATGCTCGATCCAGATGAAATTAAAATGTTCACAGATTGTGATAAACATTTAAAAGAAGCATTGGCTTTATATCGTGAGGACTTAGGTCTTGACGAGGAAGAAGAAGACGAGGAATGGGACTAGACTATGGCAGGTTGGTATAACAAGGTAAATGATAGTTTAGCAGAAATAGTAAACTGTATTGATTACTATGAGAAAGAACTAGCAGAAGCCAAGTTTGAATGTGGAGTAAAAGGTAATGTCGAAAGATTATCTGCGGCACTACCAGGTATTACTGAACACAGATTCAACCAGTTACAGGAAATAGAAGCAATTCTCGAACACCTTAACATTGAACTTAGGAAGACCAGAAGTAAGGTCTTCCGAAAGTTCCTTGAAAATTATAATAGACAATTAACAAGTAGAGATGCAGATAAGTTTGTTGACGGTGAAGATGAAGTGGTACAACTAACAAGTTTAGTAAACCAAATAAGTCTTTTAAGAAACAAATACTTAGGCATAATGAAAGGTTTAGATACCAAGCAATGGCAAATTGGTCACATTGTAAGGTTAAGAACAGCAGGAATGGAAGATATATCAGTTGGTTAATATTGAAGTACAAGATTTGCAACAAGCAATCGAATACGGAATTGATTTAGCAAAAACTTTTGAAGAAACAAAAGGCTATGTTGATTACAAGGACGTTTTAATTTTACCAAACGATATAGATTTCACTCTAGACCAAATTGATTTGAATTTAAAAATTATTAAGTATGATAACGAAGACCACGCAATAGATATTATTAACTCTGCAAAAGAATATAATTTATTGTTAGTAGCAAATACATATTTAGAAAAACTGTTTAACAAAGCACTCTTAGAAAATTGCTTGGTGCTTTCAACAACAGATGAATTAGATAAGTGGATATGGATGTCTTACAATAATAAAAAACGGGTGTTGAATGTTGATAAATTGTTTAAAGACTTTTTACCAGCATCCAACACTATATTATCTATTAAAAATAGGAATTAAAATGGAAGATTTTTTTCACAAACATATAATAAAATTTACGATTATTGTTACCTTACCATTATGGGTAGCATTCGCTTTCGCTTCAGATATTGAAGAAGTTGTAGTAGTGGGTCAACAAGAAAGAACAGTTGAAACAAACCCTGCTACTGATACTAATATATTGACAGCGATTTTGCCAGCATTCACATACAATGCTGGAGGGTATGGCGGCTCAGCATTTTATAATGAAAGAGGTGCTCAAACAGTTCATACCGCAGTATTTAGAAATGGTATCCCTGCTAATGAACCAGGCGGCTCTTGGTATAATTTTGGACACGATATTGCATCAGGAGAAAAAATTAAAGTTATTAGTGGTGCTAACGGAGTTATGTATGGCTCTGGAGCAATGGCTGGAACAGTTCTTATTGAAGACACAATCACTAGAGGATTGACAATGAGAAATATTGTAGACAGTGGAATAGAAAATCAATTTATAAAACTATCATCAAACAATTTAGAAGTAGCATCATTCAAAGATACTATTGCTAGTGCAAGAAATGATAATGATGAAGAAGATACTTATGAACAACAGTCAGCAAAAATTATTATAGATGCAATGGACTTTGAAGTAATTGCTAAATTTGTTGATTATGAATATGATTATGATAACTGTTATGATTACAATTGGGGTCAAAGCAACGAATGTACAGAATTAGGTGAAAGATATAACGTAGCAATTAGAAATGATTATATCACAGTAGGCAGAAACTATACCAGTGCTGAATATTTTACAGTAGAAGATCCTACTTATGCAAATGAAAGTTATAGAGACTTTGTGAGATTTGGTAATAATTTGGATCTTTCCAATAAACTAAATGTTGCATTTGGTGTAGATGGTGAAAGAAACATTTACAATACAGAAAGTATAAACTCTATGGGTGCTACTGAAAACAAATACGAAGATGAAAACTTTGGAGGATACTTAAATGTTAATGCCTCGTTCGCCTTAAACTACAACTTTGGTTTGAGATTTGGCAACGATGACCAAAATGCAATGAGATTTGGTTTATCAAAAGGCGAGTTCTTCTTTAACATTGGAAACAGTTTTAGAAAAGCAAACTTGTATGAAAGGTTTGGTGATGCTTGGGTTGATGGTAATGAAGATTTAATGCCAGAAGAAGGCGTAGGGTATGAGATTGGGTTTGGCGCAATAAGTGTATTCAAATATGATTTCGAAGAAACAATTGAGTACCAACCAAGTTATACCACAACAATAATAGTTACGCCAGAAGTAACCACAACAGATCCTGACACAGGAGAAGTTACTGTAACTCCTGCTGTAACAGAAGATATTTTTACAAATGCCACGTATGAAAATGGCGGAGAATACTCCACACAAGGTTTTAGATTTGCTAATAACTATGGTCCGTTTGGTGTAATGTTAGCATATACTGATACAGAGCAACCTAGAGTGCCCAAGTATATGGGAGCAATCACATACAAGCAAATGTTCAATGGTGTTACAGTTGCAGGCAGGTATGCAGTAAACTTAGAAAGAGCACCAGGGCAGTATGACATAATACCAGAAGGAGAAGATTACTTAGAAGATTTAAATAGATTAGATTTAAGTGCATCTAAGACTTGGGGTAAGTACAACTTAACATTTAAAGTAAACAATGCTTTAGACGACGTTGTAGAGGTTCTACCAGGGTATGATAACCGTGGTAGGGAAGTATTAATTACTTTGCAATATAATTGGTAAATAAGTAACTATGGCAAAGAAAGATAAAAGAAGAACGTTAGTTTATATGATACCAGAAGGTGAGACTAGAGATCACCATACATATCATTACACGGCTGTCAAAACAAGAACACTCACAGTAGAAAACAGAAAGTTACGACTTAAAAAGTATAACCCTGCAAAAAGAAAGCACGAGTGGTTTGTTGAAGCGAAACTACCTCCTCATTCAAAATAAACTGTAATGAGTCAGTATACTGATAAAATTAATCGTATTGCGAAAGATTTTGCAGAAATAGAACAGTATGAAAGTACAAGTTCGTTACTGGCTCAAAATGGTTGTATGGTTATAACATACAAACACGGAGGATATCTAATAACCTCCGGAGATAACGGTGGCGAATATAACGGTTATGAATTAGAACCCAATGAAGAACTTTACATAGAATCCAGCGAAGAGTACTATCTTTCCCTCAAGAAGAAGTATAACCCAGAAAGAAAACCTATATTTAAAGAACGCATTGCCAAGTATTACAAGAAGTTATTTGGTATAAAAGTTAAAAGTTTTTTTAAATAGTCGGTTGACTTTTGCCTAAATAGGCGTATAATAGTATATATAAGTTAAAACATACATACTTTAGGAGGTTATATGCAAACTTACGTTAAAATTAAATCTGGCAAATATCGTGGTAACACAATAAAGAACGCCATTTTCCCATTAATCAAAGACATTACTTTTGGAAAGAAAGGAATGTTTCTAACAGTTGATGCTAGTAAAGTACTAGGACCTAAGTATCCAAGTGCAAGAATTATTGTCAGCGACATTACGTCTTTTGAAAAAGTTTCAGAACACGAGTTTGAAGCACAGGCAATAGTGCAAAAAAGCACTCCTGCAGAACTGCAAGAAACTGATGAACAGGCACTAGACAGAATCAAAACAAGATTCGATATACTAACGGAGATGACTAGAGCAGTTATCAAAGGTACTGTGAGAGGACTTATATTAAGTGGCCCTCCAGGTGTTGGTAAGAGTTTTGGTGTTGAAACTGAAATGGACAAATACGATATGTTTAACAAACTGAAAGGCAAAGGACCAAAAACAGAATTCTGTAAAGGTTCAATGACTCCAATTGGTTTGTACCAAACATTGTTTAACAACTCTGCTAAAGGAGATGTTATTATATTTGATGACTGTGATACAGTATTGTTTGATGAAGTTTGCCTAAATATGTTAAAGGCAGTTTTAGACTCAGGCAAGAAAAGAACTGTAAGTTGGAAGTCAGAATCCCACGCATTGAGAAGGGAAGGTATTCCAGATAGGTTTGACTTTGAAGGATCAGCAATCTTTATTACTAACGTTGATTTTGAAAACGTTCGTTCTAAGAAGATTAAGGATCACTTAGAAGCACTTATGTCAAGATGTCACTACATTGATTTGGAAATGAACAAAGTCTCAGACAAGTTCCTAAGAATCAAACAAATTGTTAGAGATGGTATGCTTGATGAATACAAATTTGAAGGCGAAGGTAACCAAGAAGTTGTAGACTTTATGGTAGAGAAGAGTGCAAGACTTAGAGAAGTTAGTTTGAGAATGGTACTCAAGATTGCTGACCTCAAGAAAATGAAGCCTGAGGGTTGGAAGGCATTGGCTGAAACAACCTGTATGAAGAGAATGGCTTAGTATGTTTGGTCCTCGCATACTGAACCTCCTAGAGGACCACGGAAGTACCCCACTATGGGGTACTTTCTTTTTTAGGTTGACATTTAAAACAAACGAGCATAAAATAATATACAATGGCAAGAACAACGAAATTAGTAATTAAAGACGAGGTCAATGTTAGATTCACTGACCTTGATGTGCATACACGTCGAAAGATTTCTGATGCACTAAAGTTTTTCTTACCTTATGCTTATCATATGCCAGCATATAAACTAGGAAGATGGGACGGGTGTGTGAGATTCTGCGACATAGGTGGCAGAAGTTATCTTAACTTACTAGATAAACTTTTACCTATTGTGGAGAAAGAAGGATACAATATAGAAGTAGAAGACCACAGACACCCATACAAATTTGAATTTACACCTGTAGTAGATACAGACTATGATAATATTGCTTGGCCCAAAGGGCATACTGCAGAAGGACTGCCTGTTATTTTAAGGGATTACCAAGTAGAAATTATAAATTGTTTCTTAAACAATTTGCAAGGCTTACAAGAAGTAGCCACCGGAGCAGGTAAAACTCTTATAACGGCAGTATTAAGTCATAAGTGTGAAGCATATGGTAGAACTATCGTTATTGTGCCTAACAAAGACTTAGTAACGCAAACAGAAGAAGATTACAAAAACTTAGGGTTAGATGTAGGAGTGTTATATGGCGATAGAAAAGAATATGACAAGACTCACACTATATGTACTTGGCAAAGTTTAGCAATACTAGAAAAGAAAACAAAGAATGATGAAGCACCAATTCCAGTAGACGAGTTTATGAAAGATGTCGTATGTGTAATGGTCGATGAAGTACACAAAGCAAAAGCAGATGTATTAAGAAACTTATTAGGTGGAGTGTTTGCTAATGTTCCTATTCGTTGGGGACTAACAGGAACTATACCTAAAGAAGAATATGAATTTGCAGGAGTTGTTAGCACATTAGGTAGTGTTATTAATCAACTCAGTGCTAGTGATTTACAAGAGCAAGGAGTACTTGCTAACTTGGATATAAGTGTATTACAATTAATAGATACCCACGTAGGCTTTAGTAATTATGCACAAGAACTAAAATGGTTAGTGACATCTCCGGAGAGGATAAACTTTTTATCTGATATGGTTAGAAACTTATCTGGTTCTGGCAACACACTTATATTAGTTGACAGGATTAAAACTGGGCAACTGCTTATCGAACAAAATCCTGATTGGGTATTTGTGAGTGGCGAGATGAAAAGTGCTGATAGAAAAACAGAATACAAAGAAGTCAGCAAAATGGATAACAAAGTGATAGTGGCAACATATGGTGTTGCATCAACAGGTATTAATATACCTAGAATTTTTAATTTAATCTTATTAGAACCTGGCAAAAGTTTTGTTCGTGTTATACAAAGTATCGGTAGAGGTATTCGTAAAGCACAAGACAAAGACTATTTGCAAGTTTTTGATATTACAAGTACTTTGAAATATAGTAAAAGGCATCTTACAGAACGTAAAAAGTTTTACAAAGAAGCAAACTATCCATTCAAAGTTACCAAAGTGGAGTACTTATGAACATATTGACTGTGGAAAACAGAACATATAATTTAGATAACGTGCCAGATTCAGATGTGGATTTGAGATATTGTATAATGGACGCAGGAGATCCTGAATGGATGGACTTCTATTTTCATCAACTAATATTTTTAGAAAGTTTTTACTCTCCTGCAATGGTTTTAAAAATAGGAGACAGAACAGTTCAAATGCCAATTGATTGGAGCATAGCAATCTGCGATGATGATATGTATAATGAAATTGAGATGCTACCTTTAACAAGTTTAAACAATAGAGGATTTCATACACCTGTATTTAATCCTTTAGAGAATAAGTCACCAACGGTGATGCAAGTGGACGTGGTTAACATTTATCAAGATGTAAAATGGTTTTTTCCAAAGTTAAAACACGGACATATGATTACGGTGCCCCTACAGAATGGAAACACTCCTAGGTGTGCATTATTTTGCAAAGATATTAACAAGATTAATGATGTGTTAGACATCAGTGATTTATTTTAGGAGAATAAAATGGCAGATAAAAAATATAATTATCATTTAGTAAGTGGAAGATATGGCGGAGAGTGTGTTGTTGGCACAGTATCCAAAGCCTTTGTAGATTATTGGAAACCTATTGTGGATGAAGATGGAGATGGAGACTTAATTGATTTTCTAACAGACTACGATATCGATCCTAGCACAGTTGAAGAGATAGAAGATCCAGAGGCAATGCCTTTACCCACAGAAGACCCAGATGAGTTTGAGCCTGGTGCTTGGTTTAATTATGAAGATAAAGAACACATCAACGGACCTTATGCAGATGCAGGTCTAAGTGTTTATCCTATAAATGAAGATGGCGAAGAAGATTACGATAATGCAGAAGAAATAGATTTTGACGATGTTTATTGTTACAGTAGCAGGGAATGTTATATGACAGAAGATATCAGCGATGTAGAAGATCCTGAAAACTATAGTCCTGTGTTAGCATTTCATAGTGGAGAGAAAGGACAGTTTTTTGATTTTAAATTAGAGTTAGATGAACCTTTTGATGCTAGGTTGTTAGCGACCCAACAAGTTGAAACTGATATGGGTTCTTTTATAGAAAGTGTATGGTATGACGGCAAAGAAGTTGAATTAGAATACGATTGGAACGACACAACCGGAAAAGGTTACTATGCTACTGTAGGTTACTTAAATAACAAGTGGCACGATGTGAATGCTCAAACGTTTGAACAGTTAGAAGAAGATGGCATCATAGAAGATTGGAGAGAAGAAACTACCCAGTGAAAATATTAATTTATGGATTACCAGGAAGTGGTAAAACATACCTAGCAGAAATATTAGCAGAGTTGTTAGGAGACCAAGCAGTCCATTTAAATATAGATAGTATAAGAAAAGAGACTGGGTTTTTAAAATTGTATGATTCACAAGGCGAGTTGTTAGTACCTAATAAAATACAACAACTTGCAGAAGAATCAGTATTAGAAGGAAAGATTGTTATTGTAGATGGAATTTTTGCTAAAAGAAAAGACAGGGAGTTAATGAATTTTGACTTTGAAATTTATCTAGACACCATTAAAAATGGCAATGCCAAATTAAGAGATGGCAAATATACTAGGTTAGCGGCTAGATATGAAGAACCAATATCAGTTGACTATGCAGTAACAGAACAAAGAGACGACATCGATGCCCGAATAATTGTAGATAAACTAATGGAGAATAGATGAGAGTACTAATATTTGGATTACCAGGGAGTGGTAAAACATATTTGGCAGAACGACTAGTTGAATACCTAGGTGACAATGTTGCCTGGTTCAATGCAGATAAAGTTAGAGAAGAAGCAGACGATTGGGACTTCTCCGAAGAAGGCAGATTAAGACAAAAGCAAAGAATGGTAGACTTATGTGCTGAAGCAGAAGCAAAGGGCAAAATAGCAATAGCAGACTTTGTATGTCCTTTTAGAAATGCAAGAATAGAATTTGATGCAGATTATGAGATATTTGTAGACACAATAAAAGAAGGCAGGTTTGAAGACACTAATAAAGTATTTGAAAGACCTTATGCCACAGACTACAATGTACAAGAACAACGTGGTGATGTAGATGCTAAAATAATTGCTTACGAAATTGGACAAAGATTTATTTGGGACAACCAGGCACCCACTACACAAATGCTTGGAAGATTTCAACCTTGGCATCCTGGACACCAAGCACTATTTGATAGAGCACTGGCTAAACACAATCAAGTGTTTTTAATGGTAAGGGATATGCCAACAGATGAAAAGAATCCTTTTCCAGCATATCAAGTTATAGAAAACTTACAACAAAGTTTATGTAACTTCGCTGGTAAAGTAAAAATAGAGGTTGTACCTAACCTTTTAAACATAACTTATGGACGTGATGTAGGATACAAAATAGAACAAGAAGTTTTTGACGATGCAACACACGATATAAGTGCAACTAAAATACGCGAACAAATGCGAAAAGAGGGAAAACTATAATGGCAGACGACCACAGTATGGCAACAGCATACCACTTAATAAGAAAGATTACACAATGGCATCACGACAGGAATCTAATCGATGGTGCAACAGATAAGGATCAACTAGCAAAACTCATTCAAGAAATGGGCGAACTTAGTGATAATATCTGTAAAGGCAATGATGTAGCAGATGATATAGGTGATATGATTGTAGTATTAATTAACATTGCTGAACGAAACAATCTCAGTATCGAAGATTGTTTGGAACAAGCATATAACGACATCAAAGACAGAAAAGGAAAAATGGTTGACGGAGTCTTTGTTAAAGAAGGAGATTTATAATGTACGAATTTACAAGCGAAAGTGTTAGTAGTGGACACCCTGATAAAATTTCAGACCACATATCAGATGCAGTAGCAACATATCTTATCGACGGTAAGATTACTCACAGGGCGGCAGTAGAAACTTTAGTTACTACAAATATGGTCACACTAGCAGGTGAATACAAAAGTGATAAGTTTGATAAAGATGTTATTGAACATATTGTGAGAAACGTTGTTAAGGATATTGGCTATGAGCAAGATGGATTTCATTGGGCCAAGATGGCTGTTTACAATGAACTACACGGACAATCGCCTGATATTGCTTTAGGTACCGACGACTTCGGTGCTGGTGACCAAGGCTTAATGTTTGGTTATGCCTGTGATGAGACACCCAACTATATGCCAAGTGCAATTTATTACAGTCACGAAATACTAAAGGCATTAGAAAATGCTAGACGCAATGGAGCAGATTGGTTAGGGCCTGACAGCAAAGCACAGGTTACATTTAACTACGACGCCGTGGGTGTACCAATTGATATTAAGACGGTGGTATGTAGTACTCAGCACAGTGAAGAAGTAAGCATAGAAGACGTTAGAGAACGTGTAATGGACATTATACTGCCCGTTGTTAAAGACAAAGTACACCTATTAAAAACTGAATGGTTAATTAATCCAACAGGCAGATTTGTAATTGGTGGACCAGATGGAGACACAGGATTAACAGGCAGAAAAATTATTGTTGATACTTACGGTGGTTATGCACCACACGGTGGCGGAGCATTTAGTGGTAAAGACTGTACCAAAGTAGACAGAAGTGCGGCTTATATGGCACGTTACTTAGCAAAGAATATTGTAGCAAGTGGCAAGGCAAAGAATGCCACAGTACAATTAAGTTATGCTATTGGTGTAAAAGAACCAACTAGTATATATGTGTATGCAGATGGCGAAGTAAGAAAAGAGTTTGCAGATTATTTTATGAACAACATAGATTTGACACCAAAAGGAATAATTGAAAAATTTGATTTGTTTAAATTAGACTTGACTAAGACTACTAACTATGGACACTTTGGTAAAGAAGATATGCCTTGGGAACAAGTAGATATCTTTAATGACTAAGTTAAACAAATATATTAGAACAGTCTCAGACTTTCCTATTGAAGGAGTTCAGTTTAGAGATATAACAAGTTTGTTGGAAACACCTGAAGCATTTACTTTAGTCAATAAAGAGTTTGAAGATATTTGTAATTTAACAGTTGCTGACTGTATTGTAGGAATTGAAAGCAGAGGATTTATATTTGGTTCAACTATTGCATCAAGTAAAAATATTCCTTTCATACTTGCTAGGAAACCAGGTAAGTTACCTAATCCTACACACAGAAAAGAATACGAACTGGAATATGGAACATCTGAATTACATATACAAAAGATATCACCTATCAAAGGCAATGTGATTATTATAGATGATTTAATTGCTACAGGAGGTACAGCAATTGCCTGTGCAGATTTAATACACGAAAATTTCAAGATACCTAAAAAGAATATTTTAATTTTAGCAGTAATAGACTTGCCCAATTTGGGAGGAAGTGCTATAATAAAACAATCAGGATATGATGTTAGGACATTGACGGAGTTCGAAGGTGAGTAGATTCCTCAAATGTGCAGAGTGCGATAAACTGTTAAATGTAATGGACATTAAGTATCACACTCCGGATCAAATGAATGTATTCTGTGATGCATACTGTAGCAATGCTTGGTATGATAAAACTTTTGAGAAACTAGATGCAAGTAAAGACCAAACGAGGAACAATGGCAGTACCTAAGATTGCAGATGTAATGCTGGCACTAGATAAAAGAGATATGAATTACTATACTCGATTGTCTGATGACCAAAAGAAAGGTATAAACTTTTGGATGATGCAAAGGTATGCTTCTTCTGTACAGGGACAACCTTATGATTCTCATTATCTCACAATGGTAAATGATTGTGTTAATCATAATTGGAGTGCCGCCGGTTCAAGTAAACATCCTGAATTAGTTTGGAAATGTTTATGCCTAGCAGGTGCAGGTAGAAAGATGTGGCATCCTTATGTAAAGGCTCCTACATCTAAAAGAAAGAAAAATAAAATAATGGAAGAGTTTGGAAAACTATTTCCAAATACTAAAACAGATGAGTTAGAACTGTTTATTGGATTATCAACTAAAGAAGAGATAAAAGACTTTTTAGTTGGTTATGGATATGATGACAAAGATATTAAAGAAATTTTAAAATGAAGTGTAAGTTTTGTAGTAAGTCTTTTGCTAGTGAACGCACACTAGCAGTTCATATGTGTCCTAAAAAACAACGGTTTGCAGAAAAAGATTTAAGTCACGTAAGATTAGGACTTCGAGCATTCCAGATGTTTTATGAAATATCCACTAATGCTACCAAAACTAAAACATTTGAAGATTTTGCAAACAGCCAATACTATATGTCATTTGTTAAGTATGGTAGAAAAATAGCAAAAGAAGATTTACTACATCCTGAGAAGTATACAGAATATTGTATAAAGAATAGTGTAAAATTAAAACTGTGGACATCTGATGCAACATATACAAAATACCTAAATCAATATGTTAAAAAAGAACCTGCTCTTAAGGCAATTGAACGTACAATACTCACAATGACAGAATGGGGCAAAGAGCATAACACAGATTTACAAAATTACTTCAAACAGGTAACAACTCCACTTGCAGTATATCATATCAAAGCAGGAAAAATATCTCCTTGGTTAATGTTCTTAACTGAAAGCGGACAAGGACTTTGGACTAAATTTAATAAAGAACAAATTGATATGATTAAAGATATAGCAGATCCTGTATTTTGGAGAGACTTATTTAGAAAGAATCCAGAAGAAGTTCAAACAGTACAAGAGATAAGTGAGCAGGCAAATATATGAAACTAGATTTTGATGTAGATATTGATTTAGCAAATAGAGATTTATTGCTGGATAAGTTGCCTAGGTACATAAATGCTAGTCAGGAAAAAGATGGTGACTTAACCAAACACAACTCAGGTGTATATTTACAAAACATACCAAAGTATCCAATACAAAACATTTCAACCATACCTTATGATGAAGCAGAAGAACGAGGTTACTTTAAAATAGATTTGCTCAATAATGGCATATATAATGGTATTGAGAATGAAACTCATCTAGATAAATTATTAGAGACAGAAGTTAATTGGAGTTTGTTTGAGCATAAAGAAATAGTTGAACAATTAGCACATATCAGTAATCATTTTGCTATCATAGAGAAACATCCTCCCGAAAGTATAGAGCAATTAGCAATGATACTTGCAATGATTAGACCTGGTAAGAGACATTTGGTAGGTCATACTTGGGAAGTAATAGAAAAAGAAGTATGGGAGAAGACAGAGGATTACTTCTTTAAAAGAAGCCACGCATTAAGTTATGCTGTAAGTATTGTGGTGCAGTTGAATAAAATTATTGAGAGTCTTTAGACGGAACGTTTTTTACTAAAGTTATTGTACGCCTTTTTATACGTTTCTTAACCAAGTTATTAATTTCTGTAACAGGTCCAAACTTTACTTCTATGTGTTTGTTTTCAAAAGTCCGTATAGCATATCTAAACGGAATAAGTTCTTGAAATAAAAATACATCGATTGGTATCTGTCTATTACTTTCCCACCACCAGTTCTCACCAAGTTCTACAAATTTCTTTGTGTTATCAGGAGTAGATATCAAACCCATATCGAACATACTTAAAAAAGTTTTATCTCGATTGGTAACTATACCAAGGTAATCGTTGTCACCATAATTGATACAGGTAAGGAAAGGGTAGTTTTCTTCAATCTCTTTTTGATTAAATGTTTGTTTGCTATCAGGCATTGCTTTTATTTATGCTTTTTAAATAAATAGTAGTACAGGAATAGAATATGTCGAATTATACTTTATACAAATATAACAACTCTGCGATAAATATAGTTATAGGAGATAGTTTCTCCTATTTGGAAAACTCATCTATGAATAGAACAGAAATTATAGCATATCAAGGAATGGACAATGATTACTTCTTTGATGTTAGAAACAAAGATAGAAAACTACAGAATATTAACAATAGCGAATTTCAGGCTGAGTTAATTAGTTTTGAAAATAGCGAAAGAGTTTTAACAAAGTTTTTAACATCAGAACTAGATAAAGGTAGTGCAAAACTAACCTTAACAGAAGATGACTTGAACGATTTAGCAGTTGGTAATTATAAACTGGTTGTTTCCCAACTTGACTCTAACGGTTCAAAAACTCCAATATATGCTGACAAGAACAACAAGTTAGGTATAACAGTTATCGTAAAAGATGATGCTTTAAAAGTACCAGCGGCTACTCAAACAGCAAATACTTGGTTACAAGTCAGCAATATTAACGATGGCGATACTGCAAATACTTTCCAGAGTAGTGCATTGCAAGGCAACTCACGTAAGAACTTTAGAGGTGCAAAACATACACTTGCTGTTTATTGCACTAACTTCTCAGGTAATATATACGTTCAAGGCAACAATGATTTAGTAGCATCTTCAGACGATGCTATGTGGTTCGGTATTGATCCTTTGGGTACACAAATATTTAGAATACCTCTTACGAGTGCGACAGGCCCCTTGCCGTACAACTTTACAGGTAACTTCAATAGTATAAGATTCCAATATAGTCCAAACAGCACCAACGCAGGTACAGTAGAACAAGTTTTACTTAGAAACTAGTACTTGACATTTTCTTTTACTTCTAGTATAATTACAGTATGGAATTATCTGAATTAGTTACATCGGTACACAATCTAGTATTAGATTATATGCCGGCTAGAACTAAACGTACACCTAGTGGGTGGAATACGTTTGATTGTCCTATGTGTAATGATACAAGAGGCAGAGCAGGTGTTATAACTAGTGGTGCAAAAATAAGTTATAATTGTTTTAATTGTGGATATACAACCGGGTGGGCACCAACTCCAAGAATAGGTAAAAAGTTTAGAGACTTATCTAATAAATTAGGTACAACAGATAAAGTTGTTAAAGAAGTTGTATTAAACTTAATGAGACACAAAGATGTATTTGACGATATAGAAGACAGTTTTGAAATAAAATTTGAAAAGTTTAAGAAGGTAGAGATGCCACCTCATTGGATGGAACTAGATGAAACAAGTCCACCTGATGCTACAGCAGTTTATGAGTATGCAGTAAATAGACAAATAGACAAGCATAAGTTATACTACAGCAATCAGTTACAGTTTAGGAACAGAGTAATTGTGCCTTTTGTATATAATGAAGAGTTAGTTGGGTATACTGCTAGACATATAAATCCGCCTAACAAAGAAACGCCAAAGTATTTGATGAACAGTCAGCCTGGTTATGTGTTTGGATTAGATAATCATATATTTACAGATACTAAAACTATTGTGTTGATGGAAGGTGTATTTGATGCAATGCTTATAAATGGTATTAGTTGTTTGGGTAATACAATAAATGAACAACAAGTTAATCAAATAAACTCTTTAAAGAAAAGAGTAATACTTTGCCCTGACAGAGATGCTCCAGGTAAAGAATTAATTAGAGCAGTTGCAGATGTTGGTTGGGAAGTAAGTTTCCCTCCTTGGCACAAAGATTGTAAAGATGTTGGCGATGCCGTACTCAAATATGGCAAACTTTTGACATTAGATAGCATAATTAAACATAGTGTATCTAATAAAATTAAAATAGAAGTACAGAGTAAAATGTTATGAAGAATATGAATTACAACGAAGAAACACAAGAACTGTTTTTACGTTTTATGGTATCGGATAACGATATTATTGCAAGAGTAAACAGTATTGTACAGCCTTATATGTTCGATAGGCAATTTAGAAATGCTGTTACATTTATAAAAGAACACGTTCAAGAATATAACAGTATGCCTACTATTGAGCAAATAGAAGCATCTGCAAACATCAAATTAGAAAAGGTTGAAGATTTCAATTCTAGACACGTGGAATGGTTTATGGATGAATTTGAAACATTCTGTAGACATAAGGCATTGGAAAAAGCAATACTTGACAGTACTGATTTATTAGAAAGCAAAGACTATGGCACAGTCGAAACAAAGATTAAAGAAGCAAGTCAAATAGGTTTAGTAAAAGACTTAGGGTTAGATTACTATGCCAATCCTAAAGAACGTTTAGAATGGATTAAAAACCAAGCAGGTGCAATTAGTACAGGCTGGCAGGCAATGGACAGGAAACTGTATGGAGGATTGAATAGAGGCGAACTCACATTCTTTGCAGGCGGCTCTGGTGCAGGTAAAAGTTTATTCTTACAAAACTTAGCACTCAATTGGAGCCAAAGCGGTTTAAACACAGTACTCATAAGTTTAGAGTTAAGTGAACAATTATGTAGTATGAGATTAGACAGTATGATAAGCGGTTATGGTACTAGTGAAGTTATGAAAAACATCGATGATGTTGATTTAAAAGTTAGAACAAAAGGTAAAGGCGCAGGTAAACTTAGAGTTAAGCAGTTGACTAATGGTATTACAGCAAACGACATACAAGCATTTTTAAGAGAGTACGAGATTCAAAGCGGTGTGCAGGTGGATGCAGTTATTATTGATTACTTGGATCTAATGATGCCAGTTAGTAGTAGAGTAAATCCAGGAGACTTGTTTATCAAAGACAAGTATGTATCTGAAGAGTTGCGTAATTTAGCAGTTGAATGGAATGTGCTAATGGTAACAGCATCGCAGTTAAACAGAGGTGCAGTAGAAGAAATAGAATTTGACCACCATCATATTGCAGGTGGTATTAGTAAAATACAAACAGCAGATAATGTAATTGGTATTTTTACAAGCAATGCTATGAGAGAACGTGGTAGATATCAACTACAGTTTATGAAAACACGTTCTAGTAGTGGTGTAGGAACAAAGATAGACTTAAAATTTGTTCCAGAGACATTGAGAATAGAAGATTTAGATGAAAGCGATGAAGACACAGACACAATGGTTGCAGGTAGTTTAATTAACTCTTTAAAACGTTCAAGTAGTATTAAAGATGAAATTAGTTCGGATCACACTGAAGAATCAGGAGATATCATCGCTCAAGGATCAATGCTAAAAGATTTTCTTAAAAAGAAAAGTTAAAAGAAGATAAATATTGCTATTAGGGAAACAATAATGAAAAGAACTTTACTTCAAGAATTAAACAGCATTGTAGCAGAAAAAGACAAGGATCAAGTACTCAAGAACAGAGGCGACCATATTGTTAGTAGTGCAATTAACTTAATTGCTCAATTACACGAACACTTTGACGAAAAAGATGCATTAGACTTGGAGAGAAGGTTAATCAACAGCATAAAAGGTAGAAACCCTATCAAACTTGCTAGAGGTTTCCAAAGAATCAAAGAGTCTAAAAATGAAGATAAATGAGTTAATAACAACTCTAGAAGAGAAGCATATTAAAGAGGCTGGTGGATTTGATGTAGAATCTGACACTATTGCTAAATTACAAAAAAACTTCCCAAGTTGGAAATTAGGTATGCCTCATCCAGAATCTAACGAACCCACAATGACTAAACAAGAATTAATTAAATTTGGTATAGTGGATCCTAAAAATCTTAAAAACATTGACCCACAAGCAGATCCTAGATATTTTGGACCAGAAGGACAAGAAAGAAAAGCCGCAAACAAAAGAGCAAAAGATACATTTGGTGATAGACCAGTTGCTTTTTCAAAATCACCTACAGATTATTTAACCCAATCAGAGTGGGATTACAAATATGGTAGAACACACAATCCGGATGGCTCTCCTAAAAGAATAAATCCAAAAAATTCAGAAAATAATCCTCAGGCATTAAAAAACAAACAAATTAAAAATAAAAAACTTAATTCTACTGACGTTAAAGATTTAGACAAAACAATTATACTTTTTAAAACACCAGGCAAGTTTGATGCATTCAGTGGTATAGGATCTGTCAAAGATGTCGGTGTATCAACACTACAACAAAACTATAAAAAGTTAGGTGCAGAGAAAAATAAAGGTATACTGGAGAGATATTTCATAGACCAAGCACATACTGTATATGGTTTTGTAGACTCTTTTAGAGACAAAGATGTTAAAATTATAGACGATGAAAATATAGAGGGCATTGTTTACACAGGCGCCGACAAAGTCAAAAAAGGCCAAGCAAATAAATTAGTGCCTGGTCAGGATAAACTACCAGACACTGAAGGGTTAAGTGCTGATTATAAAAACAGCATAATTAATTACTATAAAAAATTACATAAATTTTATAAACCTTATTATGACCAGTTCTCAAGCGATGATCCAAGTTTTATGGATCAAAGAAAATGGGCATTGCGAAATTATAAACCAGAAGCAGATTATAAAGTCGAAGACATAAAACGAATACCACAATCTTTAAATATGGTAATAGCAATCAAAAAAAGATTAGCAGGATTAGGTTATTTTACAAATGATTTATATATGCCTGACTTTGGCAGTACATCATCGGACTTAGATTCAGAATTGAAATTTGTAACAATAGAACCTGCAAAACAAGTTCAAGTACCAGATGATGCTGATGTTATAGGAACCAACCCCATAATCAAATATCAAAAGCAAGATAAACAGTTGTCTAAAGCCTATAACAAAATGCAACAAGAATTGCCTTTTGACGATCCTGAGGAGGAACCTAAAAAGAAAAAGGCAGATGTAGTTCCTATTAAAACAGGAGTTCCAAAGTTTGATAAAAAAGCATCCAACGAGAGTGTATTAAGAAAGGCTCTAAAAGAAAATCAACCTATTAGAACAGATTTAGAAGACATACCTGAACTTAATCCACAAACGGTGCAAATTGTAAATCCAGAATTAGCAAATGATGACACAGTTGTTCCTAGACCAGCAGATCCTGAAAGTGGAGAAAGAGGTGAACCTTCAAAGGTAGCAAGAGGTGATGGTATAGGTTGGGACAACTTCACAGACGAAACCAAGAAAAATTGGGAGAAAATGTATGGCGGAAAATACCCTACCCCAACCAAAGCAGGACTCAGTGAAAAAGAACCAGGTCATAAACCTAACAGTGATAAAAGTGTTAAAAAGAGATTCTTTGCAATAGTATCACAAGAAGGTGTGTTGTATGTGCAAGACGAAAAAGATGCATTATGGTATCCTTCACAAAACGATTTAATTTATGCTAGAGCAATAGAAAGATTATATGGTTTAGAATTAATAGACCACGAACAGGGAATATTTAAAGGTGCTATGAATGTAGGTACTGTTCTAAAAAGAATGTGGAAAGGCGGAGGCAATTTTATTAATAGTTGGAGAAACAAACAAGGTAAGCCATACGACCCAGGTAAAACTAAACCTGATTACTTCGACAAATAATGAGACTCACAGAAATAAAAAAGAAAGTAGTTAGAACACTTGTGTTCGAACATTTGCTATTAGAAGCAAAGAATACGCATTTAACTCACTTGGAAGATTTAATTTACAAAGAAGGCTATGAAGGAGCAAAAGACAGTATCAATTACTTAAATTCTTTGTACAATATGCTCAAGGGAAATTCCGAATCAGGAATGAATATCACAACCAAATGGGACGGTAGTCCTGCAGTCTTTGTAGGCACGGATCCAGCAGACGGTAAATTTTTTGTTGGTACAAAAGGTGTGTTTAACAGAAACCCTAAACTTAATAAAAGTTTAGCAGACATAGAAGAGTATCACGCAGACGTAACTCAAAAAGGCGAAAGCATCAGCAAAGAAGGTCTAAGAGAAAAACTTAGATATGCTTTTACTCATTTACAAGACTTGAACATACAAGGTGTGTTGCAAGGTGATTTATTGTTCACTGACAAAGATATATCAGAAGCAAACATCAAAGGTGAAGACTTTATTATTTTTAAACCAAACACATTGATATATGCTGTACCCAAACAAAGTGATTTAGCAAATGAAATACTGAGTGCAAAAATAGGCATAGTATTTCACACAGAATATAAAGGTGCTACTCTAGAAGATATGGATGCTAAGTTTGGATTTAATGCAGACAGTTTAACAAAAACACCTAATGTATGGTTTAGAGATGCCACTATTAAAGATGTTAGTGGTATGGTAAACTTAACTGCAAAAGAATCTAGAGACTTAGAACTTACTATTGCTCAATCAGAAAACTTGTTTAACAGCATAGATAAAAAAGTGTTTGACTTCTTAGAAATGTCAGAAGGCGGGTTTAGTAGATTTAAATTGAAGCAAGAAATGATGTCAGCCATCAATGCAGGTGTAATAGCAGGCACAGGGTTTACACAAGATTCACAACAGATGGCTAAAACTTTTATACAACGATTCACAAAGAAAATGAAAGACGCAGAAGATAGTGTATCAAATCCTGCTACAAAAGAAAAATGGACTCAGAAAGAAGTTGAAGGAGTTAGATTTTTAAGAGATAATATTCAAGATATTATGACCACATATCAGTTGTACTTACAACTTATCAAAGCAAAAGAACTATTAAGAAACAAACTAACTAGATTAAGAGTAATGGATACTTTTACCAGAACAGAAGATGGTAGTTTCGAAGTAGTAGGCGAAGAAGGGTTTGTTGCTGTTGATAAAATAGGCAACGCAATTAAGTTAGTTGATAGATTAGACTTCAGTAATCTCAACTTCCAAAAGTAATTTCACTTAAATAATATTATGAAAGCAACTCCAGTATTTCCTAAATGGTTTTTCCTCGAAGAAAATGCCTTTACTCAAGAAGATTTAGATTGGTTCGAAGATACTGCTGATTGGAATCTAAATGAAAAACAAAGAAAAGTGTCTTTACAAAATGGTCAACAAAAGACTATTGGTATGCCTGACAAGTGGCCCAAGCACATTCAAGATAAATTATATGCCTATATAGACAAAGTGTGTGAGTTCTACACACCACAAAAACCAGCATATCGTATCGATACAATGTGGTTAAATGTAATGGATGAGGGTGGTTATAATGTACCTCACAACCATCAAGGCAGTTGGATATCGGGTATAATATATGTGAGAAACTGTAAAGATGTCAATACAGTATTT